CATCTGCCTTCTAAGCAGACGGTCCCAGGTTCGAATCCTGGCGGGCGTACCAAATTCAATAAAATGGCTAAAGTTCAAGTTTCTACTTACAAATCAAAAAGCGTAAAGCGCAAGGGGGTTCATGCAAAGACGAAGCAGTCTAAAAACAAGAACTCCAAGTCTTACAAGAAGCCTTACGCTGGTCAAGGAAGATAATTATGGCTGATTACGTTTGTGGCTGCGATAAGCAGCATGAGGAATCTAAGAGTGGCGTGTCAATCAAGTTTGGCAACGACGGAGCGTACCACGACATCAAGTGTCCATGCGGCAAGTACATGGAGCTAAAGAACCCTAAGTCTGGCGCCCCAAGCTTCCGAAGCAATAGGTATGGGCAAGTATTCTGATGATCAGGATATTATCGCAATTTGCCCCCACGGTACGAAAGGAGAAGTTGTTCGGATCGGTGGGCTGGACATTGCACTTCCCGCTCAGCCTCCCAAAAAAGAAATTGCAGGACATGGAAAGCCAGACGACCTGCAGCTGTGGGAGAGAGTTCCTATGCCTAAGGAGTTGTCTAGGATTAAGAGTATGGATGAGTGGGCCGAGATGCCTAGGGAGTTCAGGCAGAAGTTTTCTCCGTATATCGAAGAGGAATTTCGCCGTAGGCGTGAAGGCTTTTGGTTTTACAATGGGGGTGTCCCTACATATATTACGGGTAGGCACTACATGATGCTCCAGTGGACTCGGATGGACATTGGTTATCCGAGCTTCCTTTCGTTCCAAAGAGATATTTTCTTACATTTGTCTGCGTGTGAGGCGGACCCCCGATGTATCGGGCAGTTATATACCAAGTGCAGGCGGAGCGGATACACCAACATCTGCTCTGCCGTATTGCTTGACGAAGCCACGCAAGTAAAAGACAAGCTTTTGGGGATACAGTCTAAGACTGGTAAGGACGCCCAAGAGAATATATTCATGAAGAAGGTTGTGCAGATGTTCAGGCACTACCCCTTCTTCTTCAAACCTATTCAGGATGGAACGACCAATCCGCGCATGGAGCTGGCTTTTCGCGAGCCGAGTAAGAGAATCACGAAGAACAATAAGACTACGCAGAAGGGCGAGGCTCTTAATACGGTCATAAACTGGAAGAACACCACCAACAACGCTTATGACGGTGAGAAGCTTCACCTCCTGTATCTTGATGAGGCAGGAAAATGGGAAAAACCTACAGACATAAGAGACGCCTGGAGGATTCAACGGACGTGTTTGATCGTCGGGCGAAGAGTCGTCGGAAAAGCAATGGTGGGAAGCACCGTAAATCCGATGGACAAGGGAGGAAAAGAGTACAAGGACCTATGGAGGGATTCGGACCCAGAGGAAAGGAATGCGAATGGGAGAACCAGGAGTGGCCTTTATAGACTCTTCATCCCTGCATTTGAATCCCTAGAAGGATTCTTCGATAAGTTCGGGAACCCCGTTGTCAACGATCCAGACAAGGTCATAGAAGGACTTGACGGCGAGGACATCATCTTCGGGGCTAAGACTTACCTGAAGAACGAAAGACAGAGTCTCAAGCACGATCCCTCTGAGCTAAACGAGGTGACAAGGCAGTTCCCTTTTACAACGGATGAGGCCTTTCGCGACAGCATTGACGGGAGCCTGTTCAATATTGGTAAGATCTACGAGCAGATCCAGTATAATGATGATCTCTATCCCAACCCTGTAGTTAGAGGCAACTTCGTGTGGAAGGACGGTGTCCAAGACACAAAAGTCATCTTTAAGCCAGACGCTAAAGGTAGGTTCAAGGTTGCTTGGATGCCACCCGAAGATTTGAGGAACATAAAGAAAGAGGAGAGGGGTAAACGTATTGCACCTAATGCAGAGCTGGGGGTAGGCGGGGTTGACTCCTACGACCTTGACGCCACCGTCGATGGACGGGGGTCGAAAGGAGCGCTACACCTCTACAACAAGTTTCACATGGAGCATCCATCGAACATGTTTGTAGTGGAGTATGCGTCCCGTCCACCTTTGGCCAAGATCTTCTATGAGGATTGCCTGATGGCCGCTGTATTCTACGGTTACCCTTTGTTGATTGAGAACAACAAGTACGGTATCGCAAGATACTTTGAGTCAAGAGGTTACGATGGCTATCTAATGTCAAGGCCTTCTCACTTGAGGGCTGCCAACTCAAAGGTCAATGTCAAAACCAAGGGTATCCCATCAAACTCACAAGATGTAATTCAAGCTCATGCACATTCCATTGAAGCATACGTACATGATCACATTGGCATGCACAGAGAGACGGGGGAGTACGGCAAGATGTATTTTAACGATACTCTTGAGGATTGGATTGGCTTCAAGATCAACGACCGTACTAAGTTTGACCTTACGATTAGTTCGGGTCTTGCTCTTCTTGGTGCCCAAAAGTCAAAGCCCAAAAAGGAGGCTGTGAACTTTGATGAGAAGAAGTTCTTCAGGAGATACAGGCCAATCGGCTAACAATCAGATTATTTCTATATTTGCAAAAATGCAGAATCTCTGATGTACGGTAATAACAAAAGGCAGAGTAAGAGCTTTCCAGACCCGCTAGCCCCTCAGGATGTAAAGGAGGGGAAGAAGTACGGCCTGAAGTACGCTAAAGCCATAGAGGGTCAGTGGGGTAAGATGCAGGATACTGAGTCCCTGTACAGAAGGAGAAATAAGACTTGGGAGAGAAACCGAGATTACGCAAACGGAACCCAGGACACCAACATATACAAGAGGATCCTCACTTCGATGGATCCAAACTCTGCTGATGGTAGTCTCGTAAACCTTGACTATACTCCAGTCCCTATACTCCCTAAGTTCTCAAGAATCGTGGGGAACAAGATTTTGTCTAGGAACCCCTATCCAAACCTGGAGGCCATAGACCCCATCTCTTCCTCAGAGAAGAATAAGGAGAAGCAGAGAATCAAGACGCAAGTACAGATCAAGCCAGAGCTTGAAGCCCTGAAAGCAGAGACTGGAGGCCTCGTTCTCGATAAGGACCCAGCTGAACTTCCAGACACACTGGAGGAGGCTGAGATCTTTTTGGAAACCAACCTCAAGACCGACGCGGAGATTGCTGCTCAGATAGGCACTAACCTCACGCTATCTTGGAATAACTTCAACGACAACATCTACAGAAGATGCGTCAATGATCTTGTTGCTTTGGGTATGGCAGTCGTCAAGAGGTCAAACGATCCTAACTACGGAATCAAGACAGAGTACGTCGACCCCTGCACCTTCATCCACAGCTATACTGAAGACCCTGGCCTCAACAACCTTACGTATGCTGGGCACATTAAAAAGATCTCAATCCAAGAGCTGAAGAGGCTCGCGGGAGATCAGTTTACGGAAGAGGACTATGCTAAGATGGCTCAGGGAGCTGCTGGCATGAATGGCAATGATTCCAGCAAACTGAATCAAAGCTACTTTGATGATTACCTGAAGAGAAACGTCTTCGGGTATGACGAATACATGATTGACGTTCTTGACTTTGAGTTCATGTCAGTTGACTGCATGCACTTTGAGGACAAGGAGAACAGATACGGAAACAAGCTTTTCTTCTACGAGGGATTCGAATACAGAGAAAAGCCTGGTAGCGTCTTTGAGCGTGAGCCAAGAAAGATGCACATTGCCACCGTGTATGGTGGAAGCTACATTGTTGGAACCAACTTCATGTACGATTATGGGATGAAGGCGAACATGCCTAGAAACATCCACGACATCTCTAAGTGTCGTATGTCGTACTCAGCTGTTTCTACCAATCTTCGGAGAATGATACCGAAGTCCATGGTGGACAGCTGTGTTGGTTTTGCGGATATGCTTCAGATCACACACCTCAAGATTCAACAAGCCATTGCCAAGGCGAAGCCTGATGGTTTGATCATTGACATTGAGGGGTTGGAGAATGTCCAGCTCGGTAAAGGTGGAGAGCTTCAGCCTTTGGAGCTGCACGACATCTACGAGCAAACTGGTGTCTTCTACTACAGAAGCAAAGACCCAGAAGGCGGTTTCCAAAACCCACCTATCCGTGAGATTGGAAACAGCATCAGAAACATAAACGAACTCATTGGTATTTACAACCATTACCTGCGACTCATCAGAGACGCTACGGGTGTTAATGAGGCGATGGATGCAAGCTCTCCGAAGGGGGATGCTTTGGTTGGTGTTCGCGAGCAAGCTATTGCTGCAGGAAACAATGCCATCTACGACATCACTAACGCATCTATGGTACTGTTCAAGAAGGTTTGCGAAGACATTGTCAAGTGTCTTCAAATCATTCCTTCGGGGTCTGTATTGATGAAGGCTTACGAGAACGCCATTGGCGAAGAGAACATGAAGGTTCTCTCCAGCTTCTCCGACCTCCCAATGTACAACTTTGGGGTAAGCGTTCAGAAGGAGATGGAGGACATGGAGCGACAGTTCCTTGAGCAAAACATCCAGGCTTCATTGGCCCAAAAAGAACTGGACCTCGAAGATGCAATCGCTATCAGACAGCTGAAGGATATTAATCAGGCTGAACGCCTTTTGATTGTTCGACGTCAAAAGCGCATGAAAAAGGCTCAGGAGCAAGCGCAGCAAAATTCACAGATGCAGGCTCAGCAACAAGCTCAAGCCACTCAAGCGGCCTCTCAAGCTAGACAGCAAGAAATGCAGATGGAGGCTCAGATTGAGGCTCAGAAGATGCAGATGAAGAATCAGCTTGAGATTCAGCTCGAAACTGCTAAGCACGAGTTCCGAAAGGAGATCGAGATGATTAAGGCTCAAGCTACTCTCGGATTCAGAACCGAAGACCAAGAGTTCAAAGAAAAGCTGGAAGTTCTCAAGGAGGACAGAAAGGACGACCGCATCAAGAAGGAGTCCACAGAGCAAAGCAAACTCATCTCTCAGAGACAAGGTAAGCGTGGAGAAATGACTGAGCCTGTTGAGAGTTCAGAAGGATCACAAGACATTGACGAAATACTCGGACTGTAATGGCTAAGAAGGTAAACCTAGATGTAGCACAAACGCTTAATATCACCTGCAGACGAGGTGATACGTTTCAGCTCAACATGACGCTTAAGGATTCTGAGGGAGATC